GTTCGGCTTCGTAGAGGTCGACCTCAGGGCCGAGGCCGATGCGCTGCTGCTTGCGTCCAGTCCCGTCGCGGGTTGGGAGGGTGGCGACCAGCGTGTAGGTCCGACCTCGCAGTTGGATGGAGCAGCGGTGGTTGCACGCCTTGAGTCGGGCGTTCGCGGCATCCAGCTCGACCATGGCTTGGCTTAATTCCTGGCTTAAAACCGCCCTCAAAGTAGGCCTGCTTGGCTCCAGCAGGCACCAAATAAAAAAGCCGCCTCTGGGGGAGAAGCGGCTCAGGGACTGGGTTTTAGGCCGGTGATTGAATCGGAGCGACAGGATTTGAACCTGCGACCCCCACTACCCCAAAGTGGAAATGGGTCGCTGAGAGCCCTGTAGGCATCAGGGTTTCTCCGAGCTCATGAATGGAACTGGCTTAACTCTGGCTTAGTAGCCTGGTGAGTATGCCTATGCGCCATGGCCTCCAGCAAGACCTACCCCAACTCGTGGGAGGGCGTGACGCAGGCGGCCAAGGCGGCAGGGGCGAAATACCCCGAGCTCGTGGCGGCGCAATGGGCATGCGAGAGCGGCTGGGGCAAGCACGCCCCCGGGCAGAACTATTTCGGCTTGAAGGGTGAGGGGCAGACCCTGGAGACCGAGGAGGTCATCAATGGCAAGCGGGTCACGGTCCTCGATGGTTTTCTGACCTTTCCCAACCTCGGGGCTTGCGTGTCATACCTCGTTGAACGCTGGTACAAGGACTGGCATGGGTACAAGGGGGTCAACCGGGCGGCAGATCGGAAGGCCGCCGCTCGGGAGCTGGTCAAGCAGGGCTACGCCACCGATCCGGACTACGCCGACAAGCTGATCAAGCTGATGGATGAGAAGGTACCGGGGTCCAAGACTGCGTCGCAGGTGTCCAAGCCGCAGGGAAAGCCTGAGCTGTTTTGCCTGGAGGCGTCGCAAGAGACCTGGCTGAAGAAGGAGCCGGTGGCGGCTACCGAGCTCGGGGATAAGCAGAAGGTGGCCGTGCCCAAGGGCAAGAGTTATGCAGTTTCTGCATATGCTGAGCAGCCGGCGGATGCGCATGCCCTTGTTGAGCTCGCTGGAGGGGCCGGGACTTGGTACGTCTACGAACCTCACTGGAAGCAGGGGTTGCCCTCAGGGGAGGCCATGCCGTCCTCGGTGGACTGGGCGGACTTTGGCTGCCTGGTGACCCCCAACCTGACCGTGGGTGAGGTGCTCCAGTGGGACAAACGCCGAGTGCCGGGGCCGAATGCGTCGGTGCGCAGCACGCTGCTGCGGACTGCGGCGGAGTTCCAGAAGGTGCGTGATGCCTGGGGGCAGCCGCTGAGCGTGACGAGTTTCTATCGGCCGGAGCCGATCAATGCGCAGGTGGGTGGAGTGCCGGGGTCGCGTCACACCACCGGGGAGGCGTTTGACCTCTACCCGAGCACCCGCAGCCTCGAGAGCTTCTACCAGTGGATTCGCACTCGGTGGAGTGGAGGCTTAGGTGATGGACGCGCTCGGGGGTTTATTCATTTGGACACGGCAGGCGGTGGCCATTTCGTGCCTGGCTCAGGGGTGCGACCTGGACGTGAGTGGGATTACTAGGCTTCTAGCTAGTCAGCTTTGCGGCTCAGGCTGATCAAGGTAGTGAGCACGGCCATCATGCTCGCGATTGTGCGGCTGTCACTGTCAGCGCAGGTGGGTTGTGGGTCGATGGCTTTGCCATCTGGGGTGGCGACGTATTTGGCGTACCAGGGCCAGACGGTGGGGAAGACGTAGAAGCGGCAGGAGGCCCACTGGGCCAAGATCAGCAGCATGATGACGGCAGCTGTCGCCATGATTGAGCGCGACAACCAGGGAGGCACTATCTAGCCTCCAGTTTGGTTACTCGTTGTTCGACGCCGTTCAAGCGGCTGAAGGTCTCGCGGCGGTCTTCTTTGATATCGGTGTGCAGCACTTCAAGCTGCGTGGCGATGTGCTCGACGGCTGATGTCAGGCGGATGACGGCTTCACGGGCTTCGTCATTTCGGCGTGAGAAGCCCATGGCACCCATTGCGGCCACGCTGATCGAGGCTCCAGCAACAGCAGCGACTACCTCAATCATGGCTCAAGTGCCTCGTTACTAACCTAGCGACCTTGGCCACGAAGCTTTTTACGCCCGTGACTTGCCTTGGACCGCTTGCCCTGTCCTTGGCGGCTGAGCTTTGGCTTGCCAGGTATATGTTGTACCGAGGCTGTGCCGGTTTTGCTGCGGACTGCCATCAGCTGTCTACCGCGTCGGCGTACTCGGGCAGGGTCTTGAGCCAGGCATACCCGATGGCCAAGGGGTCAGTGCCGGGTTGCAGGTCAGCGGTGGGCGCGAATACTGTGCGGTCGTAGACCGGCTGGGCATTGGTGTGCCGTGCATCGGCGTTGGCGTAATGCGACACCTGCAACAGGCACTGCTCCTTGTCGCAGCGCAGCAGGGTGATGCGGGCGTAAGTGTCGGCAAGCGGGATGCCGATGTTGGTCTCGATCAGAGAAATGGACAGTGCCATAGCCAGAACAAGCAGAAATTATGGGTGTGTGACCTAGAAGGTCATTTCGACAGTATCTAGTCTACATACCCACCTGATAGGAGTCGCAGATTCCCCATACGCATAAACCTCTAAACAGTTTAAGGTTGAATTTAGACCCAAACCCACGTACCAATTTACGGTATTGGTATCGCCGTGTGTTTTGTTGACTTGCGCAGGAGACATTATGGTTATGCTGCCCAAAGTGGACCCACATTTCACAACTACTTCAAAACTCCAGCGGGCAGCGTCGCCCCCATTGGTGACACCAGCGATTACGTCACCGCGCACTGAGTACAAGCTATTCAGTGGCACGGTTAATTGATTGCTGGACGATGGAGAGCTTGTATTAGATGTTAACAACACTGAAGTAGAACCTGTGGTTTGTCCTCCGAGAACTAGTGTTGCTGTTTGTGAGGTGCCATAGTTATATGACCCAAGCGGATTTGCACTCGCTGGATTAACGCAATAGCCTACAATGCCGCGCGTTGTTCCATAAACTCCTCCTACCACAGCAGAAGCTTCACTATTTGCAAGGTGTGCCTCTCCGCCAACGACAACAGCTTTGTCGGCTGTTATTTGGCTGGATGAGCCGCCAACGCACGTCGAGTAGAGTCCACTGACATAGTTGCCGTAACCAATAGCTACTGACGCAAAGTTACTTGCCGTACACACGTCTCCATAACTAAGTGATACCATCCCAGAAGAAGTATTATACTGACCTCCGATAATTGAGGACGCAAAACCGCTTGCTGAGTTATATCTACCCCCGAGGATACTGGCGTAGTCTCCGGTTGCCGCTTCAGTTCCTAACCAGCGTCTTTTTTGAAAGTCTGTCGCGTATTCTCCCCTCTTGTTGCCGCCTGTAGCTGTTCCGTCAGGTACTTGCGCTAGTGTTGCACCGGTACCCTTTGCAGCAAATGCAACATCAAGGTTGCTGTAGCTCGCGTCAGTAGCAGTTAGGGCGTCAACTGGTCTCGTGTTATTGGGGGAGGCGGTACCTTCACTTTCGACAAAATGGGTGAGACCTCCTCCTGCAAAGTTGGGTAAGTTAAGTGTGCCAGTTGTTGCTGTAATGGTGTCTGTCTTGTGGTTGATGTTGATAGCCATCAGTAGGTCATCTCCGTGGTGTTGATTTTGCAGACCCAGCGGATCGTGGTGGCTGCGGCACCAGCTACTTCCACCTTGATGCCGCCGTTGGTGGTGTCAGCGGTGACGGCAACGGTCCAAGCGGTAGCGCCGGTGTCGTAGGCAATGCGATCCAAAACGACCGTGCCCACGACGGCGGTACTAGCAGCGTTGGCGCCGCGCTTGATCGCGCCTTTGAAGTTCCATGCGGCTGTATTACCAGCACCGGTCACGCCAGCGATCACCTCACCCGAGAAGCTGTAGGCGCTGTTGTTGGGCAGGATGACTTGGTTGGTGGTGCTGGCGGCGCTGGTATTACTGGTGAGGACTGTGGCAGTGGCGTCAGTGGTTTGGCGGGCTAGAAGCAGAAGGCCGGATTGAGTACGACCTTGCAAAGTAGCAATAGGTGCAGCACACGCTGGAAAAACGTGATAGCCATCAATGAGCCGTGTAGTGCCGTATGAACCTCCACTTACGAATGAACGGCTTCCGTTTGCAATATTACCGATGCCACCTCCAATAAATGCGTAAGTCGAGCTTGCTGAGTTGTCTTGTCCGCCACAAACGACTGTTGCAGCTTGCGTTGCCGCATTGGTATTACCACCCCCTACGAACGATTGCTGCCCACTCGCCGTATTCGTGCTCCCCCCACACACCGTTGCGTGGGTGTTGGTTGTGGCTTGGTTGGTCTGGCCGCCGCCGACGAAGCTGTAGTTGGAGTAAGCGCTGCAGCTTTGCCCAGCCCCTAGGAAAGATGCAAAGCCCTGCGAAGAATTATTATTTCCTCCGCAAACAGTGGCATATAACGCGCTTGAAGCGCTATTGGCGTCACCACCACCGCAAAAGCTATACGCGGAAAGGGCAGCATTATTGTTGCCACCTAGAACCACTGAATAATTTCCACCCGCAACTTGAGATGATCCTTGGCGAGATTTTTGCAAATCAGTCGCATACTGCCCCCGCTTATTTCCACCAACCACAGTCCCATCCGGCACCTGCGCAAGTGTTGCGCCAGTGCCCTTGGCGACTAGGGCGATGTCGGCGTTGGTGGCACTGATCGCACCACCGTTGATTTCGGTGACAGGCGTGATGCTGTTGACGCCATCGCTGTCCAGTCGCGCCAGCAGTCGCAGCGCCGCAGATGCCCAACCGACTGGGTTTAGGTTCATGTCAGATCACCCCCGAAGGCTGCGACCCGCACCGTGCCGGTGGTCGGTGCAACAGTGATCGTGGCGCCCAGCTTCCAAGTAGCGCTCGGTAGCACCAGATCGGTGTAGGCCGTCACCAGGCGGTAGCCCTTGACGGTGTTGCTGCCGGTGGTGGCGCTGATCGTGAACTGATCGAACAGGTCCCACTGCGTGCCGTCGTACAGAAACAGGTTTACAAGTGCCGCCACCGTGGTCGCAGTGCCCTGCACGTTGACGCTCAGGATCCTTGTGCCAGCCGAGACGCCGACGATCAGGTCGTTGATCGTGCCGGTGCCATCGGTGGCGGTGTTTGCCGTGCTCAGCGATAGGCGGCCGATGCGCGGCGTGGAGATGAAGGCAGGTGAAGCAGCCATGGCTCAGATGCAGTTGCTGTTGAGGTAAAGGTTGTCACCAACGGAGCTGCCACCTCCGCCGCCTCCTGCTGTAGCCCACGAGAGCGTGCCAGAGCCGTTGGTGCTGAGCACTTGGCCACTGGTGCCGTCAGCAGCAGGCAGCGTCCAGATGCGGTTGGCTGTGATGGTCGAGGGAGCCTTGAAACCGACATAGGCGGACGAATCCGCGTCTGCCAGCCGCAACTCTCGTTGCGCATTGAGAACAATGTCGGTCTCGAAGATCCGTGACATCAGCCGAGCACCACCACGCGATAGGCGTTACTGGCCGGCGCCGTGGCGAACACCAGCGTGGCGGTGGTTGTGCTGGTGCGCTGCACGTCCACCTCCACGTCGTCGTACTGCCCGGAGTTGGGGAATACGCGGATGATCACGTCGCGCGTGTTCAGGTTGTGGGTCACCACGTAGCTGGTGGCGCTGCCGTCGCCGATGCTGGTGGACACCTTGCGTAGGCGGCCGGACCAGTTGGCCAGCTTGAGCGGGGTGATGATCCGAGCGTCGTCGGTGCCAGCGTCAACCTCAGCTTGCGTGGCAAGCTCGGCGATGCCAGCCGTTGTCTCGCTAGCGGCAGGTGCTGCTGCAGCAAACGATGTGAACAGTACGTTGCTGACATCAATCGTGCCGTTGACCTGCGTTTGGCGCCAAGTCGTGCCGGCGTCCGTACCTTCCTCGACCGTGATGATCGCCTGTTCCAGCTCGGCAAAGGTGCTGGCGTCGAGGGAACGGGTCAGTGCTGTGGAGGCGCCGTTCCAGACGTAGATGCCGTTTTGGCTTTGTGTGGATTGGTTGCGTACCAGCACCCGGTCTTGGGATGCCATGGTGACACCATCAATCGTGGCGCCAGGGCTGGTCAGGTTGATGCTGCTTTGGGTGCCGACGCGGGCGCTGTCTTTCCAAGCCAGGCCCTCAACCGCAGAGTCCACGTAGGACTTGGGTACGGCGTCGCCTGCTGCACTGGGCGTGGGGAGATTGATGACCTTCGACGTGCTCTGCAGGTCGAGGTCGGTAAAAAACTTGCGAGCCATATCAGATCAGGCGAGCTAGGCCAGCGGACGCTGGATTTAGTGTAACAACGGTCTGGTTGACAGACGGGTGTGCCACTTCGCCATCGATTTCTTGGCTGCCAGCATCAAGCAGCTCCACCGATGGCCTGTAACCGAGATTGTGGTTAATTGTCCATACCGTTGCAGGTGCTGCTTGTAGATATTCAAAAGCCGCACCGCCTGCCGGACCCTGCGGGCCAACAGTGACGGCGGTGACCGTGGACGTTACAGGAACAGTTACTACGGTGCTGCTGCCGTTTTCGGTGACGGTGACGGTATTGGTTACGGCACTGACGTTTACGGTCGTCATGCTGTGTAGCCCTCGGACACGTAAATGGTGCCTTGGAGGTAATACTCTTTCAGGCCGGAGGGGTTGGTGAGCAGAACGTCGTAGTACGCCTCACTAGGGAAGCTGGCCGTCTGATCGTCGGTCAACGCGATGGCGACGGTGCCGGTGGAGCGGTTGGTGTAGGTGACCGCGAAGTCGGCGTATTTGCTGGTGCGGGCTTGGTTCCAAGCTTGGGCGGCGACGGTCCAGCCGGTCAGGATGATTGGCTCGTTGGTACTGTCTCTGAACTGCAGCGTCACGCTGTAGTCCGCCCGGCGCTGCAGGCTGATGTTGTAGGTGCCGGGCGAGATAGCCATGCTGCGATTTTAGCGGCGTCGGTCACAGAGGTTTTTACGCCCACTTCACCGGGGCCGGCTGCGGGCGCCGTGGCCGATGCTGGTGGTTTTGGGCACCGGCTCTTTGCGGATGGTGCCGGAAAGGCCGGCTTTTGCTTTGGCTGCCAAGGTTGATTAGCTCAGACGATAGGTAACAAAGGTGTTGGCCGCTGTACGTCGTGAGGAAAAGCGACCGGAGGTGCCTGTAGCAATCGAACCAGAACCCACGAGGGTGTGAGCAGTACCTGCCAAAACACGTACCAAACTAGGTCCTGTGTTGATGACACTCCACTGAAAAGCCATGTTGGTGTAGGGACTACTGAATCCAGCCTCTGTAAAGGCACCGGTGGGTAGCGTCATGTCGGTTGCAGCCGCTGACGTGCTAGTGATGATGCCTGCCTTGAGATTGGCTACTGTAAGTGTTGCTGTGGCATTGACTGCCGCTGGTGTGCTTTGGTTATAGGCCAAAACTTGATCGCCTGTAATCCGTAATCCTTCGGAACCAAAGGTAACAATGGCGAACTGATCAAAAGTTGGCTGATATATTCCCGTACTTGCACCAAAACCGTCAAAAGCAATGCCGGGAGCCCCAAGTGTGCCAGCTGGTACAGCTTTTAATAGGGTGCTGATACTGACTTTTTTTGTTGTATTGGTTGTAATGTCTACAATGGGTAATACATCGGTACTGAGCGGATCGGCATAAGCGCTCAGGTCAGTAATTTTAGTGTTGGCCATGGTGTTGCTCCAGTGGAATTAGTTTGATGGGCGTTTATGTCTTAATGCACCCCAGCAGGGCGATGTTGCGAGGCCGGGTTTCGGTGCCGCCCGCTAAGTCAGTGCTTTGGTAAGCAGGGGAACTGCCAGCTCCACCAGAACCGCTGCGCAGCGATCCACTTTCGCCAGCATTAAAACCACTTAAAACAGCGCCAGATGATATGGGGTGATTGTGACTTTGATAGGACTGCGCCTGTGTGCTGCCCATCGTGCGGCCGGTGTCTACACCGCGTCCGTCGTCAAAACCGCGGACAAACTCACCGCGCAGGTCGGGAAGGTTGAACGTGGTGCTTCCATCGCCTATGCCATAGAGCGTACCGATGGCTGCAAACAATGTGGCGTAGGTGGTGCGGCTGATTGCTGCGCCGTTGGCCTTTAGATAGCCGGTTGGTGCGGTGGTGCGAGCTGTGTAAATAACCGTACCAGGCGGCGTCAGATCGGTTGCTGCTGGGATTCCGGCAATTTGCGTGTCCACATAGCCCTTGGTGGCGGCCATGTTGGTGGTGGTTGGGACACCAGGCAGCGTCAGGTTGCCGGTTAGCGTGCCACCGCTAAGGGCGAGGTAAGTGCTCGCGGCGGTAACGATCCGCAGGTAGCGGGCGTCGCCGGCAGTCTGGGTGATGCCCTGTGG